GCCCGCTTCATAAGCCTCCATCGTCTAGTGGCCCAGGACGAAGCCCTCTCAAGGCTTAAACCGGGGTTCGAATCCCCGTGGAGGCACCTCATTGTAGGCCTAGTTTACAAGGCCTCGGTCCGCTACAAACCCCGCGGATGGCACGTAAAAAAGACCACCGAGTGATCGGTGGTCTTTTTATCCGAACAGGCCTTTATTAAATCTCCATACTGGCTGACGTGTTCAGGGCGATAGCGCCTAAAGCAAAGTTAGACAAATCGTATTTGACAATGCTGAGGCTTCCAGTTGCCGTCACATAGGCCCCTCCGAAAACCCCCGCAGTAAGCACTGCACCAACCACCACGCTTCGGCTGGCCGTAAACGGCAGGGTTGCGAGCAGGATGTTAGAGGCCGTTCCGCCTGTGGTGCCGCTCGCATTTAATTGCACATCCATCGAACGCTGGCGGAATTTATATCTGGTTGTGGTAGGCGTAACCCCTGTATAGGTCATGGACCCATTGGCGCTAAATTGCGGAGCCCAGGTTAGCCAGCGCGTCTCAGTGATCGGACGATTAACTATCACGTTTGGGCTCGGGATGCTCCATTGATAACTACTCCCACCTGTCAGCATCGCATTAAATCTACCGATCACCACATATTCATCCCCACCAACTGCATTAGTTATGGTGGAGATAGCACAGTATTTCTCGTTATTTGATGTAGCCGAAAAATCAGAGTACGTGCGGCCCCATGGAATACGTGAAAATCCAAGCACCACACCATCAATCGCGTTATAGCCTATGTAGACAAAATAATCATGCTCCAAATTCATGAGCTCCGCCGAACCAGCGGAGCACCAATTTGTGCCTGCATTTCTGGAGACCGATAGAGATGAGGTGATGGCACGTACTGAATTCCCAATGCGTACATAAACAGGGTCGCTGGCGCTTGGGGTATTACCAGCGAGAGTTTTTATTGCTACAGTCATATTGTAGCTGGCCACGGTGCGACTGACATAGCCGTTGATCAGCATACCCTCGGGCAGGCCGTAGGCCAGGCTGAGCGCATACTGTGTGTCGAAATAGGTCTTCAGGGTGGCTTTCAGGTTCGCCCAGGTCAACTTCTTCAGCCCGTAGCTGGCCGCGCTATCCACCAACCCTAGCTCATCGGCATCTACAGGCGTGGACTTCGAGGTGGCGGCATGTGTGACCGTGATCCATTCGTACAGAGCGTTCAAGGCGGTCTTGATATTTCCCCACGATAACTTCCGCAGGCCAAATGTAGCGCTCTCCACATAGCCGAACTCATCCGCGTCCGCAGGCGTGGCTGCCGTGGTTGCATTGTGGATTCTCTGCGGCGGGTCCACGTTCTGCATATTGGCCCCCAGCGCGGTCTCGACGGCGGTCACTGCATCCTGCAGCTGCCCCACGTGGTCCGCCATCACGAAGTCGAACCCGTCGACGGGCGGATGAGGATCGAACACATCGATCGAAGTTGGGAATGTGCTTGGCATGGGATCTCCTAAAGTTGAATGAGGTACAGCACGGAGGTTGTGACAGCCAGCGTGCCGCCAGAAGTCTGATACACCTGCAGCTCGATATATTGACCAGCCGCCAGGTAGACAGGATTGCACAGCGACACGTTGGTGGTCCCGCCGTTGACAGCATTGCGGTAATCGGTGGCTACCACTGCCGAGGTCCCATCGATGATGATGTTGGTCAGGCGCCTGCCGTTGGCGTTGTTGGCATACGAGGTGTATGCACCCACCAGGTACCAGCCTGTCTCTGGGATGGTCACCCGTGTCGGGCTGCCGCTCGTCCAGGCATTCAGATCGTCATAACTCTCTGCCGTGAAGGATACCTGGGTCAGCGTGATATCCGCGAGATTGAAGGAAGCGTTGACCACCCTTGTCCCCTTGGCCACCTTCGCAGGTGTCTTCCATTCCAGTGCCGTGCCACCCGCGTTGACGCCCAGCACCTGGTTCGCCGCTCCCTTCGCCAGCCATTCCAGCGCGCCTGATCCGTTGATCTTCAGGATTGATTCATTCGCGCCCTTCGCCAGCCACGTGGGCGCGGACCCGTTGGACATCAACAGCGATTGCGATGCCCCAATGGCCAGCCGCGCCTTCTGATTCGCCGAGAGGGCATAGGCAATGTCGCCTGCGGCGCTATACACCCACATGGCCTTGGCCACGTCCACCACCCAGTCCTTCCAGTTGGTGGCGCTCATCACCTGGCCTGGCACCACTTCAGGCGGTTCTGCATAGATCGTCATAGGTCCTCGCTCCTCTTTATATGCTCGCGCTCGAGCGCGAAATGTCCGATGGCTTCCAGGTAGGCCTGCTTGGCAGGCTGGTCCTTGTGCGTCAGCCCCAGGGACTCCCTCGCCTTCACCAGCGGATCGATCAGAGCGTTCTGCTCACGCAGGTCTTCGAGGGTCTCATCAGGCTTCCAGGATCGATCCAGAGAGACCACCACCTCCCCCACCAGGCCGATGGCCAGCGGCAGCGCGTGGAAGGCGCGGTCGATGGGGTTCGTTCCTCGGCGGTCATCCACAGGCCGTTCAAGCAACAAGGCTTCGATCTGCTCCCGTTCGCCTGAAGGTGGAAACAAGACAGGCCTGGGTCGTCCCTGCAGGTGACGGTTGCCGCACCCGAAGCAATAGAACATCGGCTCGTCGGGGTCCACCCACATGGGCGTGGAGCATTGGTCGCAGCGTGCGATCCACTGCCCGTGGTTGATCTCGGCCACCACGGGTTTCCCCGCCAGTGGCTTGTCCACGAAGGGTGTATCCAGTTGCCCAAGCTGATACATCCTCCCGCTCCAGCGTTGGACCAGTTCCTTCACGGTCCGCACGCCCTCGCGCTTTGCATAGTCCCTGCCAGTGATGATTTTGTCTGTCATGTTCCTTCTTTCCCCTTCCCCCAAATCCTCTCTTGATTTGGGGGAAGGTAGGGATGGGGGTCACGGAGCATAGATCGTCGAGATCCCGACCTGTGCCAAATCGAACTTCCAGTAATTCCCGCTCAGGTCGAAGAATGGCTCGAACAGAAATGTGGTGTTGAAGTCGCTTACGCTGCGGTTCCTGTTTTTATGGTCGATCCAGGCCACCCGATATACACCATACACGCCGATCTCGGGGATTGACAATTCGACCGCATCTCCCAGGTCCAGGCCGAACTGCAGGGATGGGTTGTCCGAGATTGTCCCGCGCACATACATCCTCGGCGAGGCCAGGAACGAGACCATGAAGTCCGTCAGGGTTTGCGCAGCCTCGCTGCTCTGGAAGAACCTGGACGTGAGTTCGAAGGTCCTGCGCTGATAGCGGGAGATGCTCGTGGTATCTTCGGCCTCCACGAATGTCTCATTGGGTATAGTGATGGCATCTGCGCGCGTACGCATCAGTGTGATCCAGGCCGAGCTTCCGCCCGTGTTGGTCAATTGCAGTTTGGCGCTCCCTGAGAAAACAGACAAGACCGTCACCGTGATATTGGCGGTCAGGTTTGCGCCGCTTCCATCCGAGGCGGAGTTGGCGGTATAGTCGGTCCCCGCTGCGGGCGTGATCAGCGTCTCCACAGGCACGCTCTCGTTGTTGTACGAGAAATTCGCCCACACAGTTCTGCTTTCCCCTGCGGCCAATTGAACAGGCGTTTCCTGCCATTTCCATACCTCTACCGCGGTCTGTAAGACGGGCGGGTACACGTTCACCCGCAAGGAGTTGCGCACCATCTCCCACGGCCTCGGCGTCTCGATGGAGCCCAGCAAAAAATCGTTGGTCGTCAGGCTGGCCGTGATGGGCGAAGAGGCGTAACGACTTCTGAATTTCAGCATCCCATCTTTTCCGATCCAAAGCGTACCCAGCTCGCTGGTTACCAGGTCGTGCAGGGCATTTAGCGCATTGGCCTGGTCCATCCACCAGTATGGTTTGACGTCTGCGCCAATATCCAGATCGCTCCCCCACTGCGACGGCCATTGGATCGCGGCCAGCGCCAGTGGAATGATCTGGTCTGCTCGCAAGGAAGACTGCACGCCCACGCTGGCAGCCTGGTCCAGAAAGCGGACCCCATCCTCACAAGAGATGGATGCCTTGCTGGCGGTGCGTGAATCGGGCACGATGTCCTCGATCAATCCCGTGAAAACAGAGGTCCTCAACCCTGTCGGGGTGCTGATCAGTAGCTGCATCATTTTCCCGACGGGAATATAGGGATAGTAAGGGCTCGTCACGTTCTCGACGTTGAAACGTCTGTCGGTATTGGTCAGCGTGCCGCGCAGCTTTCCCACGCTCATCTTCTCAAAACCCTTGCCGTCCTTGCGAATGAGGTATGGCCTGCCCCTGGTAATTGAAAGCGACTCCAGGAACAGCGCCAGGTTGTCGTGGTCATAGGTGCCGTTTCCATCCCAATCCACCTTCAACGCCAGATGCGCGCGGTCGATGGAGCTCGCGCCATACTTTCCTTCCCCATATCGGAACTCGCCATAGATGGGCATTAGTTGACCTCCACGCCGAGTTCGCGCAACAGCGACTGCAAAATTGGCTTCAGGGTCTGCTCGATCTCGTTACGGTCGCCCAGGCTGATCAATGGTTTATTCTCGACCACGATCTGGATCGAGCCGCTCGACCTGCCAGAGACACCCATACTGCCGCCCGCATAGGCGAACTTTTGAGAGACATTCACATCGGGAGCCAGGCCGATCATCGCGCCGTCTACCGCTTGTAGGATCTGCGGGATCATGCTGGTCAGGCCTCCGATCCAGCCCTTGCCCTGTCCCTCGCCGATAGGCAGGCCGATCTCCATCTCTGCCCGTTTGGATGGTGAGTTGATCCCCAAAAATCCCTTGGCGGCGTCCAGGGCGGCCTGGGCGGCCTGGGTGGCCGCATCCATGATCCAATCCAGCGAATTGAGGATGCCGTTGGAAATTCCCTGCACGATGTTCTTGCCCACCTCGCCCCAGTCCGTTTCGCGGAAGAAGGCGATCACGTTCGTCACAGCCGTGGAAAGAATCACCTTGAAGTTATCCCAGGCCTTGCTCAGGATTGTGCCGATCAATTCCCAGGTGTTGTCCCAGACCTGTCGCAGCAATTCACCGAAGCGGTACCAATCCCCGCTCATCGCGGCCTGGAAGGCGGCAACCAGCAGCTTGATATTGGTGACAAAGGTGTTCACAATGGCTGAGATCACGGTCCAGGTATTGTTCCAGATCTCGCTCATCCAACCCAGCTTCCCGCTGGTCAGGTCCTGGACGAACTGCATGCCCGCAGCGATCAGGTTCTTGATGAAGTCGATCACCACCTGCACCTTCTGCTGAATCCCGCCCCAGTTCTCGGTCCAGGCTGTGTAGATCAGGTAAGCCGCCGCGGCCACCAGGGCCATGACCAGGATGATCGGCCACATGGCAGTGATAGCTGCCACAGCGGCAGGGATGACAACGGTATAGACCCACGCGCCGATGGCAACACCAATGACCGCCAGCGCAGCCACGATCACGCCCTGGTTCTGTTCCAGCCACCCGAAGGCGTTCTGAATCCACTGGATGGCGATGGGCAGGTTGGTGACCACGCTCATGGCGAAGTCCGCCAGGCCCGTGGCGAGCTTCTCGACAAAGGCGGTCACTTCGGGCTTGTTGAGATATACCGCCAGCTTGTCGCCCAGTTCGGTCAAGGCGGGCAACAGGCCAGTGCCGATGGTCTCGAGCGTATTGCCCCAGATGTTCTTGAGACGGTCCCAGGTCCCAACGGCGGTCTTGCCTGCCGCCTCTGCAGAACCGCCCACGGCCTTGTTGACCACGTCCATGATGATGGCCTGTGCGCCAGCCACGTCGCCCGCCTCCATCATCGTCTTGATCATCTCTTCTTGCTCCTGGTTGAACACCACGCCAGCCAGCTTCAGTTTCATCAGGCCAGCGCCTGGATCAGCCAGCGCCTTGCCCAGGATGCCAGCTGCATCAGGAACGCTGGTGCCCCATTTGGTGGCCAGATCCAGCGAGAGGCGCAATGCATCGGGGAAGACCGTGGAGTTGATCTCCTTGAAACGTCCCAGCACCTCCCCACCCGAAGCAATGACATCGTCTTCATATCGGGTCAGGCCCTGGTATTTCTCTGCCAGGCGCGAGACCATATCCGCTGTCACACCCGTGATGGGGCCCGTGTTCGCCAGGGTGGCATTCAGCTGCGCGGAGATCTCCTCGGCACTCATGGCCTCATCGGCTGCTCCCTTGATCAGGAAGCCCAGACCCGTAAACGCTGCGCCCGCAGCCCAGGCCGCGCCAGTTACGATGTTCCCGCCCACGGCAGCCAGGCCGCTGGTAGCTCGCTGGGAGAAACTCAGAGAATCTCTCTCAGCGCCTTTCAGCGCCTCCTGGTATTTGGTCGCATCGCCTACGATGCGCACGATCAATGTGGTTAGATCAGCCATGCTTGCTCTCCATGAGCATCGTCAATATTTCCTTGTTCCGCTTCCAACCCGCGTCTGGGTCTTCCTCAGTTTCAGGTTCATCAGGTTGTCGTTGGATCGGCATAAACTCTTCGGGGGTAAAAGGCTCAGGCCGTTTTTCTGGATCTCGGTTCGAGTTGGCTATCAGGCTGACCAGCGTGGCGGTCCTCAGCCACTCGTCCCCAAACGGCTCCAACTCGAAATACGCGATCCATTCTTCGAACTGCCGCGCGCTCATGCGCTTCAACATGAGGTCCGCGTCGGGCTGCCCCAGTTTCAATGCCAGGCGCAGGGCAAAGCGCCGCCTGGCATTTACGCTAAATTTTCCTTCACCGCCTGTTGAGCCTCAGCGCCCATGCCGCTCAGGCGCTGGGCGATCTCGGACAAACGGGTCAAGACCACCGCGCTCTTTTTGCCGAGCGCATCGATTTCGTTCGCGCTGAACAGTGGCTGGTTGTTGCCATCCACCAGTGTGCGGACCAACAGATCGGTCATGACGTTTTCCAGGTGCAGCTTTTGCACGCGGCCCTTGGAGTCCACGCTCACCAGGCGGCTGGAATACTCCTGGGCGTCCTTCGCATTCAGGCCGATCACACGCACTTTCTTGTTGCCCCACTCGGGCACGGTCACGTCTTCGAACGGCAGGTCCTGCGCCGCCAGGATTTCGTCCTTGGTAAAAAAGTCGCTCATTGTTGTCTCCAGGGAATGGCCCTCTCTGCCGAAACAGAGAGGGTCTTGGTTTTGGTAAATGGGTCTACAGCGAGGTGATGTTGTTGATGGACAGCGTCACATCCGCAGACAACTTGCCCTTCACAGGGGCCTTGAACTTCATCTCTTCCACGTAAGCTACCAACGCAAATCCGCTCGCGTCGGGGAAGATAATCTTGAAGTTCTTCTCGATCTTATTCATCGCGACATACACCAGGCCCGCGGTCTTGCTGTGGGTTGGGTCAGCCGAGAGGAAGTCCACGGAGAATTTCAGCTTGTCGCCATCCTGCAGGGTAGGCTTGCGCTTCACCTTGCCGCCGCTGCCGTGGTTGGTGAAATCTTCCATCAAGTTTTTGATGGTCGGGCCGTCGATATCGCCCACCGTGGCGATGGTGGCGAATGTCTCGGTCGGGGTGGCACTGTCACCCATTTGCAGTTGGGTGCCGTGAGCGGAAATACCTTCAGTCATGGTCGTGTCTCCTTGTTGGATGGATTAGGGCAGGGCGAGCACGGCGTACTTGATGGCCGCGTTCTCGGCCTCCATGTACACCTTGCCATCGGTCTGCACCCAGCCCCCCTGCTTGAACGGGCCGAAACAGGCAATCTCGTTCGCTCCGATGGAATAGGTGGCGATGTCGCCCGTGCGTTTCTTTTCGTCCGCCACCGAGTTGATGGTGACGGTGTAGGGCGAAGCGCCCGTGTTCCACACCAGCACCAGGTCGTTTCCGCCCGCGGTGAACTGTTCCTTATTGCTGACGTCCGCGGCCACGAAGGCCAGGTCCGCTGCATTGGCAGCGATGGGCAGGGTCGGGTAACTGCCCAGCGGGGTGATCTTATTCAGGGTCTGTCGTGCCATTGTCGGTCTCCTCTTCAGGGGTGGTGGGCGTGCCCTGGTCCTTGACCAGTTCCTCGAGCGCGCTCATGGAATTGTGCTCGTTGACCAGGTGGTTGAGGATCACCACGCGGTCGAACGTATCGAACATGCAAAAGCGGCACTGATAGTGCGGCTGGCCGCTCCACGTCCCGACGTGATACTCGTGCACGTCGGGCGCTTGCGGTTCAGGGATGGGTTTGCGTTTTGCCATTAGGTCTCCTTGTACTGGAACAGCACTTCGAGGACTCTCCGATATAGGCCCGTCTCGTCGTCGTTCATTGTGCGGGCGCCTTCTGGAAAGGCGGCGTAGATCTCCACGCTGCCCATCAAGCCCTTGAAGCGGCTGAAAGCCTGGCGGTATGCGTTCTTCAGTTGGATCGCCTCGATCGGGGTGCGGCCCCAGCAATCGAACTGGAAGCGCTGTTCCTTCATCGTCTCGCCCGAGTGGCTGTATCCGTCTGGGTCGCTGATGGAGAAGAACACGCTGGCGGGCAGGGTTGGGTCCTGGGGCAGGACGTCTGGATAGATGCGTGTGCCCTGAAGGGCCGCCAGCGGCGCGTGGCTCGTGACAAAGGCGACGATGCCCTCTTCGATGATCATTCGGCAGCCTCCTCGATCAGTCGTTTGGCGGTGACCATGATGGCGTTGATGATGGCCTCTCGGTTGTTCTCGACGCCAGGACGCATGAAGGGCCTCGCCTGCATACGGGCCGTGCCAAACTCCAACGGGACAGCGGCCTCGTTGTTGGTGAAGACCATCGCGTCGCCCTTCTCCTCTTTGGACTGGATGCTGTTGATCAGGAAGCCATAGTCGATGGCGGGAGGCTGGCCAGGTGCAGAGGCTACGTGCGTCTTTTGCCCTCGGGTATAGGTACGTCCGCCATGCGAGTTCTGCATACTGACCTTCACCGCACCCTCGAGGACCAGGGCTCCTGCCATTGCGCTCTTGGAAACCACCTCGTCGGTTGCGCCCAGCTCCTGTAATTTGGCGACCAGTTCGTCCATGCCGTCGATGGATATGTCGGTCATACGCTCGGCTCCACTTTCTTGAGAGGCGCTACCAGTCCGCTGGGGCCCTGCTCGGGCGGACCGTCCAGTTCGTACACGATGGGGACGCAAGGCTGGCCAAAGCGCAGGATGATCCGCACGCGGTCCTTCAGGTTCAGGTCCGTGTTGATGGGCAGGCGTAGCCGCGCATCCCAGGTGACCAGGTTGCGCTGGCTTCCACGCTGCTCCCGTCCGCCTGTCATATCCAGGCCGCAGGGCAGCACAGGGCCATCCGTCCAGGTAGGGACGGGATGATTCATGCTGTCCATCGTCTCGCTGTAACGCATGAGGATGCAGGTGTCGAGCATGGCTGCTTCCTGCGTGGTCTGCATGCGATCCAGTTCGTCACGGCTAATTGGATTCATCGCTGTCCAGGTCCTCGGGAGCCAGCGGCATCTTCGGGCTGGCCTGCATGGTGATGGTCTTCGGGCTGCGCCGCGCGTTGTAATAGCGGGCCATCTGCATGGCATGCTGGAACTTCTGCGAACGGCTGTAGCTTGCGCCATCGGCGGAGAAATCGAAGTCCTCGGTGTTCAGGCTGGCCTTTTCCTGCCAGATGTCTGCCGCCGCCGCGTTGAGGTCATAGGTGGGCGTCCAGTCTGGATTCACATCGAAGAGTCCCTGGGGATCATCTGGGCTGTACCCATACGGATCGGTCAACGGGTGCTTCTCGATGTAAGCCTGGATGTCCTCGTCGCTGTAGTTGTTCTTGGTGCGCTCCGCAGTCATGCGGCGGACCTGGTTGATTTGGGTGGCGGTTGCGGTCATGGGTCATCCTGCGCCCCTCCCCTTTCGAGGAGGGGCATGAGAGGTTAGACGATCAGGTACACGTCCACGGGGTTGCCGTCCAGGGCGCTGTTCAGGTCGATGGTGTTTCCATCTTCCGCGCTGGCCGAGACGGTCACGGTCGGGGCCGTGCCTTCTTTGGCGTTGTTCAGATAGGCGGCGAGGACCGTGTTGTGCGCGAGCAGGTACGGCATCCCCAGCTTGTCGTTGCAACCGACACTGATCGTGTCGCCAGCGCCAGCAAGGGCGGGCATGACGATCTGGGTCACGGTCTTGAAGGCCTTGTTGCCCTGCACGGCGTTCGCGCCGCTGGCAACGATGGTCTCGCTGATCGTCTCGCCATTGATGTTCTTGCCCGTGATCACCACGTTGCCCGTGACGCCTGCCTGGTTGCCCTTGATCTGCAGGGCGCGCGGCACGTCGGGATTGGTGATGCCCGTGGTGACCGTGGTAATCGCCCCATCCGCGAGGGTCACAGCCGCGTGGACCGCGACCAGGCTGGCCGCGTCAGGGCTGTCCCAATGCAGGTGGGCGATGAAACCGATGTCGGGGCGCTCAGCCTCGACGTTGCTCTGAATCCGCTGGTTGGCGGAAGGCTTGCGGGGATAAAAGGACATGCTGTTCTCCTTTTCCCATCCCCATTGTTGGGGATGGGCTGAATGGTCCGTTGGGCTGGCTTGGCTTATTCCGTCAGGAAGGCGAACGGGAAGCGGGTGGCCGCGTTGCTGTTCGTGCGGTTGACGGGATTCGGCAGCGCAAAGCCGATGCGCATCACGGCGCGCAGCGCCACCATGTCCTGCTGGGCCAGGTTGTAAACGATGGCCCCAGCGCCGTCAGTGATGACGGCCTCGGTCAGGATCTTGTAGGTGATGTCCTGGCGCATCGCGTACACCAGCTGGTTCCACTGGCCCGTGATCAGCAGCGCCTGGGCAGAGTCGATGCTGCCGTCCTGCGGGAATTCACAGGCCTGGCCGTCCAGGTCATACTGGCCGCGCACCTGCATCGAAGGCAGGAAGATCGGCTGGCCGTCCGCGTCGCGTACGTTGCGCAGCTTGCGGCGCATGCTGGTGTGGGCCAGGTGGCCCGTGCTCATGTAGCCGTCATCCTCGAGCAGGCCGATCAGGCCGCTGGTGCCATCGTCCTTCTCGCCCAGGATGGCCTCGTACAGGTCGGTGTAATTCGCGGCGGAAAGAACGTGCCCCGCTGCGGTCGCGCCCGCCTTCAGGCCAGCCGCGCCCAGGTTGGTGGTCCAGGTGGCGGGGATGTTGGTGCCGTACAGCACGGCCTGCGTGAGCGCCTTGCTGAAGGCAGCTTCGAGCTCGGGCTTGACCTCGGTCCAGATGTCATAGTCCGCGTCGTCGATCACGGCCTCGGGGATCGGCACGATCACCGCCAATTCCTCGGCGTCGATGTACTTGTTCTCCCAGTTGACCTCGCTGGTCTGCTTCAGGCCCGTATCGCCAGAGACGAAATAGGCCGTGGCCAACGCGGACATCACGGGCAGGCGGCGCTGCTTGCGGCTCAGGTTGGGCAGCTTGCGCGCCATGCGCAGGAGCGGGTTCATCTCCGACACGCTCTTGAGGATCTCGGCAGAGACGTCTTCGGGGATCAGGGGGGCCGCATCGGTGCGGTCGATTTGGCTGTTATAGGTAGGCATTGCAGTTTCTCCTTAATGGAATGGATGGGTTGATTAGTGACGCCCAGCAGCCTTGCGGATGGCCGAGTTCATATCGGCCTTGCCGTTTTGGTTCGTCTGGGTTCCGCTGCCAGCATTCCCAGGCGGGACCTGGGCAGCGCCAAACAGTTCAGGGTAGCTCTTCTTCATCTCGTCGAAGTTCACCCGTCCGTGCTTGTCGAACAGTTCCTCGCTGGTGGCCACGGTGTACGCCAGCTTCAGGTTCCGCACGCCCGCCGCATGGGCGGCCTCGTAGAAGTCCGCCTTGCGGTCTGCGGCCTGCAGGTTATCCGCCAGCTGGGTCAATTGCGCCTGGGCCTCGCTGCCCGATTCGGCCTTCTTGGCCAGGTCGCGCAGTTGCTTCTCCAGGTCCTTGCGGGTCCCCCGCTCGGAATCCAGGGCGCTCTTGAGGCCCTTCGTGTGGCCGTCGATGAGGGCTTTCTGATCTTCGGGCAGGGCAGCCTGCCAGGCCTCGAAAGTCAGCGCTGTTTGCGTACCTTCGTTTCCTGATCCTTCGCCGCCATTGCCCGTTGCGCCATTGGTGCCGCTGCTTCCCGCAGCGTCCGTGCCGTACAAAACGTGTCGCTCGAACATCTCGTTCTCTCCTCGGCTTCTCGCCTTTTGAATTTTTACTGGCCGCTGGCCAGCTCTCCAACTGGGGTCGGGACAAACGCCCCGCCCCAGATAGGATCAACCACACGCGTCACCATATCGGTCAGGGACGCTCCGTTCTTCCAGGCGTCGAACCGTCCAGTCCCCAAAATGCTCTCCTGGACTGTCTCGCTCTGGCTGGTAAACCAATCGGTCGGGCTCTGCCAGCTGGCATCCTCGAGCCCGATCAGTAAAGGCACGGCAGCGCAGCGTCCCTGGTTGTGTTCGTCGAACTGGGACAGGTCCTCATAGACCTGCCCGTCCGTAAACAGGCACCCAGCGCACACGCGCTCGTCTCTGGCTGAAATGCGTTTGTATCCGCGCACCAGGCCGCTCTGGTCGTATTGCATCAGGGAGGCATTCCGATAGGCGCGCAGCGTCTCGGTGCGGGCCGTGTTCATGGCCTGCTGCAGGCCGATCCCCAGGCCGTCCATCATGTCCTGGGCGATCTTGGTCGGGTGGATGCCCTGCGCCACGCCATTGAGCAATGCGTCGAGGATTCCATCGGTGGCGCTTCCGTGAATGTCGCGCAGGTAACGCTCCAGCGGGGTTCCATCCCCAGCCAGGCCGATCATGCTATTCACTGCATCCACGTTCAGGCGGTCGAACGCCGCGCGGATGTCGTGCTCGGACAGCACTGCCGAGATCGCATCGCTCGCGTGCTCCAGGCCCAGGGCTGCCATGTCCGCCTGATAATCGGTGATGAACCCGTCCGCCCATTGCACGTACTGACCAGTCTCGGCGCGCACCTGGTACAACAGGGATTGCATTCGTTCCAGGCGGAGGGCCACCGCTCGGTTGAGCACACCACCGCTCTCTGCCAATCGAGAGGCCTCGAGCGCCAGGGCTTCGACCTTGTCCTTCAGCGACTGCTCGATCCGCAGCCAGCGCGCGGCCATCTCGCGCATCTTGCTTTCTTCCTGCGCAAGGATCGCCTCTTTATTGGCGCGCATGATCTGTACGACCATCGGCTCAAGCATTCACGCCTCCAGCAGGCTGCTCGGTCACCGTCTGGGTTCCGCCGCCTGCGTTCTGGTCGAAGTTCCGCCGTGCCTGATCCAGGTAAGCCTTGGCCAGATTCGCGTCCCGCGTCTTCTGCCGTTCCTGATCCGCCAGGATGGTCCTGATCTCATCGTCGCTCTTGCCTTCCTCGCGCAGGATGGTCTCCAGCGGGATATTGGCGGCGGTGTTCAGCTGGCGGGTCTGCGCCGTGGTGTAGGGCTGGATCGTCTCGGGACGGTCGAAGCGGACAGTTATGTCGGAGCGCTTCACGTCCTGGCTCGAATGCTTCAGCAGGAACATGGCCACGTCCGTCCAGATGGGCGCATACCGATCAATGCGGTCCTGCGCCTTCTTGTTGAGCGGGGCCTCCATCGCGATCAGAGCTTCGCCGCTGATGTTGGACCCGATCTGGAAGAAGTAATGCTTCGGGGTGCGGGTGATGGATGAGATGGCCACCACCTGCTTCTCGATACCCTGGAGGTAATTGTCGAGAGGCGTGGCGTCGAACTGGCCCGCCTGGGTCTGCTGGCCCATGCCATCCCCTGCAGGCAGGTCCCAGATCTCGTCTGGACTGTTCTTCAACTTGCCCTGCACTTCGGCGCTGCTGATCACGTAGCGCTGCTTGAAGGCTCCGAACTCCGCCGCCACCATCATGTCGGTCACTAGTTTGTTGGTGGCATTCTGGATCGGGATCACGTTCTTCAGGTCGCTGCGTGGAGAAATGGCCTTGCGAAAGTGGAAGACGGGGATTTCTCCAAACGGATTACGGGCAGGGTTCTCCAGTCCTTCTTCCACCAGGGGGATGAAAGCCGAGGCCTTGGCGGCATCCTTGGCCTTGCCCTTGCTGATGTAGTATTCCAGGTGGTCCGCGTAATAAAGGGTGATGCGCATCTTTTCGTCGTCATCCACGTACCACTTGGCCGCGAAGGTCTTCTTGCGCGGATACTGAGAGTCGTAAAAGACCACGCACATGCGCGGATCATTGAAGTAGGCTTCCATCTCGCCGTCGCTGTTCTTCCAGCAGATGACGAACGCCTCGCCCGTGACCAGCTCCTTCTCGTGCACCTCGTCGCTCTCGGTGTCGAGTTGCGAGTTTTCCCAGATCCGTTGCCAGGTCTCTTTCGCGGCTCCCTTCACATCGACCTTGCGCAGGTTGATGCGATCCTTCACCGCGTCGATCACCACGGCGCACCAGTTCTGGGCGAAATACCCGTCCAGCCCCTCGAAGATCTTCTGCATGCGTGAAGAGGCCATATAGGTCAACGGCTGATCGCCTTCGTAATAATTGATCAGTCTCGTATAAAGTTCCTGCTTTGCGCTCAGCGCGTTGAATGCTTTTTCAAGATCGTTCATAGTGGCTTATCCTTGGTAGCTCTTGACCTCTTTTTGAGGTTTACGGACCATGCTCAGTAACTTGTTGTATGCGCTCGAAGCCGCGTCCACCTGGTCGTCGTGCGCGCCTCGGTCGAAAGCGACGCACTCACTGATAAAGGCCTCGTTCCAGGCTGCCTTCATCAGGAAGACCAACCCGCCCTGAAAGGCTGATTCCAACGGTTCGGAACGGGTTGGTTTATCGCCTGTCACGGTCTCAAATTTGGCAGGGAGCCCTATCAGCACGCGGTTGGTCGCTTCGGCGCTGTCCCTGCCTGCCGAACCTGGGTCCTGCTGGTGCCAGATGTAGACCTTGCCGTAGTCCTTTGCGTCCTTCTCGGAGGTCTCGCGCATCTTGCGATCCCGCTCGTAGGAGGTCCACTGGCCGCGCACGACGTCCAGAATGTAGAAATGGCCATCCGAGCAGAATGCCATCAGCACGCCCGCCGTATAGTCGCCCTTGGTGCTGGACGCCTTGTCCCAATAGCGGACCGCGAACTTGATCGTCACGCCTTCGGGCAACTGAGTCACCGTGCGGAACCAATCCCGCTTGTAGCGCTGGCCTTCTTTGTTGTAGGGCATCTGCTGGTACAGGCCCGTGAAGTAGTATTCATCGGCCTCCTTGGTGGTCAACAGGTCCTCGCGGGTCATCATCGCAGGGCACAGCGCTTCGCCTGGTTCCCGTCCCAGCGGATCGCGCAGGGGCAGGTACACGCCTTCCAGCATCTTCTCGCGCTGCTCTTCCACGTTCTGCGCGTATTCGCCAGGCTCCAGGGCCAGGGCGGGCAGCATCAGGATGTCCCACTGATCGGCGCGTTCCTTGATCACCATCTCGCGCATGGCGCGTCCCACGGGGTCGTCGGGATGCCAGTGGGTCATGATGATCACCGCGGCCCTCGCGCGTGGGCGGATCGAGGAGAGCCAGAAGTCCCAGGCATCCTGGCGGACATCTGCAGACTGCGCCTCTTTGTGGTTCTTGATCGGGTCATCGATGATGGCCAGGCCCTTGGCACGGCCCGAGATACTGCCGTTGACGCCCGTGGCGATCACGCCGCCTCGATGCGGGGCAGCCACATCCCACGCGCTCGATGAGCGGCTGTCCGAGGAGAGCATCACAGGCTCATCCGTCGCGGACCGTGTGCCGAAGAGCGCCTGGTATTCGTCCGAGAGCACTAGGTTGCGGACCTTGCGGCTGTTGGTCACGGCCAGGTCTGCACCGTAGCTGATCAAGAACACGCGCAGGTCTGGAATCCGTCCCAGCGCGAACGCGCCGAACAGGGCGCTGGTCTCTTCGCTCTTGCCATGCTGGGGTGGGGTCATGATGATCTGCAGGCGGGTGCCTTCCTTGCCGTCCGTCTCCAGGTAGCGCAGCACGTTCTCCAACTTCTGGGCGATCAACTGGTGCATCTCATGGGCAGCCCACCATGGATAGACATACTCGCCAAAGTTGGTCAGATGCCTGCGCGCCATCTCGCGTTTGATGCGCTCAGCCTGCGCCATCTGGGGAGTGATCACCTGCTTACGGGATGATGCAGCCAGGGTCATTCGCTGGTCTCCCCATCATCCTGCTGGTTGAGGTTCTTGGATCGGGCCGCCAGCTCAGCATCGCTTAGTTGGGTCAGGTCATCGGTGACGCCCTTGCGGGTCAGATCAATGGCGGTCTGCGAGGCGGGCACGTAGTCATGGCGTATCTCCATCGCTAACTTGAGATGGTTGAAGAACTTGTAATCCTTGCCCGCCTGCGAGGCTCCCTCGTTCAACGCGCGGAAGTGATCGGCGCGCTGCTCCCATAGCGGAGCGGCCTGCAGCACCGCGATGGTCTCCAGGATGGCGGGGTTGCGTTTGCGCCAGGTGCTGATCGCGCGGTCGCTGGTCAGTCCCAGATAGTCGCGCGCCAGTTCGTCCTGCGTCTTGGGCAGGCGGCCTTCGGTGGGGGTCGAGGCCCAGGCGATGTACGTCGCCTGCCGCCACGGCCATCCGCCATCCAACAACTCGAAGAAGGTATCCAGCCAGGCGGGAGCCTTCTCAGTGCCGCGTCGGGCGCGCAGGGCGGCCAACGCGGTCTCACTGCGGGCGCGCGCCATCTCGGGGGTGACGCCTTCCCCCTCGACCTCAGGTAAGTCCAGGTCAAGGGCCAGTTGGCGGTATTCGGTAGGGAGGTCAAAGTCGGGCTGTCTGATCATTCGTGCCTCATGCCTTGCGGGTATCTGCCATCAAAATCCATCCACGCCGCTTGCCCGTGTAGCCCCAGCCGTTGATCTGGTCGCTGATCCAAAAGCGCTCGCCTTCCTGCGCGTCTGGGTCGATCTTTACAGCGGTTGCGCGCGGACCCTGGCGCATCACAGTGCGTTTGGTGGCGATCACTTCGAAGCCAATGGGGCGGACTACCTCCACGGGCGGAACGATCTCGTCCAGACTCACCCGCATCTTCAGCGCGGAGTTTTTGATCCAGAACCCAGTAAATTCTCCGTGATGTTCCAGCGTGGCAGGGTTGAAGTATGGAATGCGGAACCCGCCCACAGGCTCGCTGGTCTGTCCGCGTTGGTTGGTGTTGTAGGCGTTCATGAAATAGTACGGGTGGGTCTGATAGGTCACCACGTCGAGCAGTTCGGTCGGGATGCACTCGGCCCGTTTGTAACCAGCGATCTCCTCGACCACCTTGATCACGTTCCACAGGCCAGGCGCATATCCCTTCGAAGCCATGAAGATGCTCGGGATCTGCCACACGCCAGCCTCACCATTGGGAGCGAAGATCGCCCCGCCTGGGATCTCGCGGATGGCCCACTGGAATTTGCGAGCGGTGGTATATCCGCCGCTGTCTGGATTGCAGCGGTAATACAGGGCGCGCTCTTTTGTGCCTGGCTGAATCCGCATCCAGTTGGTCACGCCAGAGCAGTTGCCAGGGTTGGGCGTGAAGCATGCGCCGAACTGATCCAGATCTCCGCGCCTTGATTCGGGCAGATAATCTACGATGGTCTTGATCACCCAATATTGAGGCTCTAGCAGGATGGTCATGGGAACCTCACGGTCTGGCCCTGCTTGTCCGTGATGACCACGCTTTGCATGTCCAGGAAATTCCACTTGGTGGAGCCGATCTCCACCGAGATGCTCATCGGCTCGCGCGGGACGGGCGGGGTCTTGCCACAGAACGCATACAGCTCGTCCAGCGACCCGCGCCAGTAGTTGAGCTCACAGGCGATCTCGCCGTCGCGCGGCACGCCGTAATCCTCGCCGCGACCCTTCTCGGTCCACTGCCAGAAGTCCCACTTGCCCCACGGCTTGATGTTGACAGTCAGCGGGTCATACTCGGCCTGCCAGAGCGGATAATCCGCCCACACCTGAGAGATCGAGCCGTACTCGCCCCAATAACCTGGGGCGGTATAGACCATAGGCCTTGACCCTGTTGCGTCCTCGAAGGGCTTTACCCATCCCCACAGGTCGCTGGCGGTTGGGTTGCGCTTCGGGTCGTAGCGGTTGTTGGTATAGGCGTTCCACTCGAAATCGACGATGCCAGGCAGGTCGGTCGGGTAGTCGCGCAGGAGTGTCGCAAATTTTCGAGCCTGTCCGCCAGCACTTGACATTACAGTAGGCTTGGTAAGCCACGCATACGCGCCTACCAGCACGCCCGCATCCTTCGCGCCGCGATAGTTCTCCTTGAACCAGCGGATATTGACGTTGGTTCCGTGCGCTGCCTTGATGATGGCGAACTGGATGCCGTTGGCCTTGGCCTTGACCCAATCGACCTGGCCCGTCCAGTGACTGGTGGAGAGTCCCAGCACGCGGCTGGGATCGGGGGTCGCAAAATCAACTGTCATGCTGTACCTCATCGCGGCGGCGGCGGGTAAACGGGACTGGCGTCCCGCCCAATTCGATCACCTGCTTGGCCAGGCGTTCGGCCCAGCCGCGCAGGTCGTTGATCTCGTCTTCCAGCTCGGGGACCTTTTCCTCCAACTCCGAGAGGCGTGCCATCAGCGGTGCGCTGAAGTGCGCCCAGGCAGAGGAGAGGTCGAGCGTGTTCTGCGCCTTGGCGCGTTTCGTGCCCAGCAAATAGGACAGGATGCCGCCCCCGCCGAACAGGACTGCCGCAATGCTCAAAATTCTGTCCACTGTTTCCATCATCCCGTCCCCTTTGGTTACTTGCTGGACTTGATCAGGCCGCTCTTCTCGGCCCATTTGTCGAAGACCTGTTTGAGCAGCGCGTTGTAGACCAGCGTCGCAAACGCCACCGCGGGGCCGAGCGCCTCCAGCATCAACGCCGCGAACGCCAACAGCGCCGAGACAAAACTGGTCGGGTCGTCGAAAGCGGGGAATGAGGGAATGGTCATCTTGCGCCACAGGATCGCCAGGCCCCACGAGCACACGTACAGCAGCACCGTCAGCCATTCGCGCTTGATCGTCCACTGCGGCCACTTCGCGCCGATCAGCTTCAGCACATAGACCACCGCTGAGGCGACCACGCCGATGATGTACATCTGCACCGCGTCCAGCACGGGGTCCTCGGCCAGGCTGCCCTGCAGGCCCAGCGCGTACACGGGCGCGGCCAGCGCCAGCAAAGCCAGGATGGTCAGCGAAAAGGTCAACACGATCTTCTTCATGGCATCACTCCTTTTTGATGGCTCCCCCGCTCCGCCCGAGGAAGGGAAAACAAAAAAGCGCCGCCGTGCATAAAGCACGACGGCGCTCATCTCGTCAAACGTTGGCCCGCCAATTTGCTGGCCCTGCGGAGTTATTCGATTACAAATATTTTAACATTTTTTCCAAATTTAACAAGAGTCAGAACAGAGATTCTAATATTTATTTCACCCATAAACTCCTCCCCCAAATATCCTCGAAGAGGTATTTGGGGGAGGCATGGGAGGAGGGCGCCCCACAATCGAACAGCCAACGCGATGACATGCGGGCCCTCGGGTTGGCTGTTCCTTTTTATTTTAGAACGTGCGTTCTGTATTGTCAAGTCAGTCTAACGGTTTGCGTTA